CGTCTCAAACGCCTGTTGTCCGTCACGAGCGGCCTGACGAACGTCGAGGTATGTCAGCTGATTGCTGATGACCTTCTTACGTGGCTTTTCAGTTTTCTTGGTGGTGGCCATGGAAGCCTCCAGAGGATGTGTATTCATGCCTAAAAGCTTATTCCAATAATCATTTTTGAGCAAATCGCGACAGGGTAAAATTAGATATTCCGTCGTCGGGAACGGGCCCATTATAGCCTTTCACAGGGATGACGGCTCATCATGGACCATAGACGCTTTCCATTCCTGCTCAGCACGAATCAACCGCTTACGAACACGGTGCATCGCTATGAACGAAATCACCCTTAACCTCCCTGCCGATCTCGCCAATCACTTGGCACTAATGGCACAAAGAACCGGACGTGACGAGTCAACCCTCGCGCTGGAGTCATTGAGAATCTACCTGGAACGCGAGCAAGAGCAAGTCGCTGAGCTTCAGCGTGCTGTAGAGGAAGCGGATGCCGGTGATTTCGCCAGCGATGAAGAGGTTCAGGCTTTGCTCGGCAACGCATCATGGCATCAGGCCGCGATTGCCGAGGGCCTGGCGGACATTGATGCGGGCCGACACACAAACCTGGAAACGATAAAGGCCTACTGGGACAAGCGCTCGAAACCTTTGTAGATCCGCGGACTACAGCCCCACCTAGCTGCATCCTGTCTGCACTCCCGCCACCATTGGCGGCATGAACGACACCGCGACCCTCTCCCGCCTGATCGAAAACCTCATCCGCTTCGGCACCATTGCCGAAACCCAGATGAAGCCCCCGCGTGTCCGAGTCAAAACCGGTGGGTTGACCACTGGCTGGTTGCCGTGGCTAGCCTTACGAGCAGGTGCCGATGTCGATTGGGATCCTCCGACGATAAACGAACAAGTTTTGCTGCTCAGCCCATCCGGCCAGTTGGCAAACGCCGTGGTAATCACCGGCATCTATAGCGATGCAATCCCGGCCAACGGCGATCGCCTGGGTTTGCACCGCCGCACGTATCAGGACGGCGCTGTGATCGAGTACGACAGCGTGGCCCACGAGTTGCGGGCGCAACTGCCTGAGGGCGGTACCACAGAGCTAATCAGCAGCGGCGGTATTCACCTTGTCGGGCCGGTCACTCATGAAGGCGATTACACCCAGACAGGCAACTTTACCCAGGCGGGGAGTTACAGCCAGACCGGCAATCAAACCATCACCGGGAAAGTCACCGTGTCCGCTGATGTGGTCGCCGCCGGCATCAGCCTGGTTAAGCACGTGCACGTGGGCAACCTCGGTGCTCCGACGAGCCCGCCGCAATGAATCGGCACACCGGGGGCAGCCTGAGCAGGCGCGAAAGTATCAGCCAGTCGATTACCGACATCCTCACCACTCGCATCGGGACCCGTGTCATGCGCCGTGAATACGGCAGCCTGGTGCCCGAGCTGATCGATGATCCGTTCAATGACTTCACCCGGCTGCGGGTGTATGCCGCCACGGCCATGGCCCTGCTGCGTTGGGAGCCACGCATACGCCTGAGCCATATGGAGTTGCTGGGTGCCGATCAGCAAGGCAAATCCGAGCTGGATCTGCACGGCAGCATCATCGATAGCCATGAACCGCTGAGCATGAGCATCCCACTGCAACTGGGAGGCAGCGTTTGAATACCTTTGCCGCCATCGACCTCAGTCAGCTACCACCGCCGCAAGTGGTCGAACAGCTGGACTATGAGCAGATCCTGAGCGAGCGCAAAGCCTACGCCATCAGCCTCTGGCCACAGGACGAACAAGCGGAGATAGCTGCACGTCTGGCACTGGAATCCGAGCCGCTGAACAAGCTGCTCCAAGAGAACGCCTACAGGGAAATGATCTGGCGGCAAAGGGTGAACGAAGCCGCCCTGGCAAACCTGCTGTCCAGCGCTGAAGGCACCGACTTGGAGCAGCTGGCAGCCAACTACAACGTCAAGCGCCTGGTGATTCAGCCAAGCAACCCGAAGGCCTCGCCGCCGCAGACGCGCATCATGGAAAGCGATGACAGCCTACGTGAGCGGGCGCAAATGGCGTGGGAAGGCTTGAGCACCGCAGGGCCGCGTAACAGCTATATCTTTCACGCCCGCGCCGCCGATGGTCGTGTAGCAGATGCCACAGCCGATAGCCCAACACCAGCAGTCGTAGTGGTCACCGTGCAATCAGTGATGGGCGACGGGACCAGCCCGGACGATCTGCTATCAGTTGTCGCGCGCTACTTGAGCGACGAAGACCGTCGGCCTGTTGCCGATCGACTGACGGTTCGTGGTGCGGAGGTCTTGCGCTATCAGGTCAAAGCGACCCTGCATCTGATCACCATCGGTCCGGAGTCTGAACCGATTCTTGCGGCAGCCGAGAAACGTTTGCTCGCCTTCGTGCATAAACGTAGACGGCTGGGCATGGAGGTTTCTGAATCGGCACTACACGCGGCGCTCCACGTCGAGGGCGTGCGTAAAGTCGTGCTCCACGACTGGAAAGACATCACAGCCAGCCTGCAACAGGCACCTTTTTGCACAGGTATCGATGTCGCGCTGGGAGCATTCTCATGAGCCTGCTCCCCGGCAATGCCACTCCGCTGGAACGCCTAGCCGCCCAAGCATTGGCGCAGATCCAGCGCACGCCCATTCCGTTGCGCCAGTTGTGCAACCCGGATACCTGCCCTGCTCCCTTGCTGCCATACCTGGCCTGGGCGTTTTCCGTAGACCGCTGGGATAGCCGCTGGCCTGAATCTGCCAAGCGGTCGGCCATTCGCTCAGCGCATTTCGTCCACTCGCGCAAAGGCACCATTGGCGCGTTGCGCCGAGTAGTCGAACCACTGGGATTCCTGATCGAGGTCCGGGAATGGTGGGAGGAAACACCAACGACCACGCCTGGCACTTTCCAGCTCACCGTTGGCGTGCTGGATACCGGCATTACCGAAGAGATGTATCAGGAGCTGACTTGGCTGATTGACGACGCCAAACCCCTCAGTCGCCACCTGACAGGCCTGGCTATCAGTCTGGAAACCAGCGGCCAGATCCATGTCGGGGCTTGCCTCTTCGAAGGTGACCAGACCGACATTTACCCGCCCGCCCAACGTGACATTGAAGTCGTAGGACGCATCGGCATGACCGGTGCCGAGCACTGTATTGATACCCTGGACGTATACCCATGATTGACCAGAACTCTCAATTTTTAGCGATCCTCACAGCCGTGGGAGAGGCCAAGCAGGCCAACGCCGATGCACTCGGTATCCCTTGGCTGATCACTCAAATGGGCGTCGGTGATGCAAATGGCAGCGACCCAATTCCCGATCGGCTACAGACTGCATTGATCAACGAACGCAGACGCGCCCCGTTAAACCAGCTCACCATCGATGCAAAGAACCCTGGCCTGCTCATCGCCGAGCAAGTCATTCCAGCTGACGTGGGCGGCTGGTGGGTCAGAGAGGTCGGGTTATACGATGCGGACGGGGATCTGGTAGCGGTATCGAACTGCGCGCCGAGCTACAAACCCTTGCTCGGCCAGGGTTCCGGCAGGACGCAGGTCGTGCGCATGACATTCATCATCAGCAGCACGGCTAACGTGGTGCTCAAGATCGATCCGAGCGTGGTTCTGGCGACACGCGAATATGTTGATTCCCGAATAATTGAGCAGCTTTTCAAGCTCGATAACAAACAGTCGGTACGACTGGCTACCACCGCCAATATCAGCTTGGCGGGGCTTCACATCATCGACACCCAGCAGTTGGTCACGGGTGATCGAGTCCTGGTAAAGAACCAGAAGGTGGCCAAAGACAATGGCATCTACATTGCCAGCCCTGGGGTATGGGCGCGCAGCGCTGATGCTGATCACCATAGCGAAGTTACCTCGGCGCTCCTGGTATCAGTCGAGCAAGGTGCGAAGCTGGCGGACACTCGATGGCAGTTGGTGACTGATGGGCCCATTGTGCTGGGGATCACTGCGCTAAAGTTTCAGGACGTCACCCTGGGCTACGCCCCAATGAACGCCCCAACACTGACTAATCCGACGGCGAATACTCCCCCGCAATTCGATAGGTCTGGCGCGCTGGCGACGACCGAGTTTGTAATCCGCAACCAGGGTAGTTATTCCGAAGCCGTGACCTATGCCGGCGACGTAACGCTGACGGCGGCGGATGTTGGGCGACTCGTTTCGATAACCGGGACAAGCGCTGCAATCACATTGCCAGACGCAAGATCAGTCGCGTCGGGCAGCCTGATTACAGTTTTGTCCCGAGCCACGGAAGACCTAACGGCGACCACCTGGAGCGGCCAGGCTCTTCGCACACTATCAGGCGTAACAGGTCCTATCGCGATCATGCCTACCTCAATGGCAATTTTCCGCCGAGCTGATGATGCGAGCGGCTGGGAGCTGGAACGGGGTGATGCGGCGCTTAAATATTCGCCGGCTTTCTCAATCAGCAACATGAACAGCGGCTATAGGCAGCCGGGCGGCGCCATTGAGCAATGGGGAACGGGGGCATGTGATGCCAACGGCTATGTCTACATCACTTTCCCAATGGCATTCCCCGTCGCAATGCGAAACATCAGCCTTTTACACATCGGCACCGCCGGGCTAAAGAGCTGCGTCATCAATGGATCAGTAAAGACCACTGGCTGCACCGTCCGCGTACAAAATGCTGATGGGAGTGCGCAAGCCGGATGGGGTGTTTATTGGCGTGCGTTAGGGGTATGACCATGAGTGCAAATGTTTTTTTCAGCCCGTCCACACTTGGCGCTTACACCACAGAAATGCACGGCTCTCAGATGCCAAGTGATGTTGTGGAAGTCACCGCATCCGCATGGCAAGCATTGCTCGAAGAGTTGGCGGTCAGCCCCAAGAAAATGGCCGCAGGAGCAGATGGCTATCCGCAGCTGATTGACCCACCGTCCATGACTGTCGAGCAGCTAGAGGCCTTAGAACGAGCTTGGCGCGATACCCAGCTTGCGCGCACGGATGCCATGGTGCTCAGGCACAGGGACGAGGTCGAGAATCGCGCTAAAACCACGCTAAGCCCGACGCAATACACGGAATTGCAGGCTCACCGACAAGCTCTGCGGGAGTGGCCACAACTTAAAACCTTCCCTAAAGCCAAGTCGAGACCCTCCCCGCCTGGTTGGCTTGCCTCCCAGACGTCATGACGTAATCACGACTTCCAGTTCGCCACCACCTGAACATTCGCAAATGGATTTGCACATGCAAGACATCCGCTGCGGCCACTGCAGCCGCAAACTTGCCGCCGCGAGCGGCGTCATTGAAATACAAATCAAGTGCCCGCGCTGCCGGACACTGAACCACTTGAAGGCCGCGAGCCTCCTGCCAGAACGCCGTGAGCATCTGCACCCAGGAACAACCACCACGCAATGCCACAGCCAACCATTGGAAGCCTGTTCGCAGGCATAGGAGGTTTCGATGTCGGATTCGAAAACGCAGGCTATCGCACTGCCTGGCAAGTTGAACTCAACCCCGTTAACCGGGCTGTCCTTGCCGATCGATTTCCGCACGCCCAACAGTTCGAAGATGTGCGCCATTGCGGCGCGCACAATCTTTCCCGTGTCGACGTGCTCACCGGCGGATTTCCCTGCCAGGACATCAGCATCGCCGGAGCCAACCCCAACAATCAAGGCAAGCGGGGATTACGCGGCGAACGCAGCGGCCTTTTCTGGGAAGTCATACGCATCCTCAAAGAAATACAACCTCGCTGGGTGGTCCTTGAGAACGTCGTTAACCTGCTCGCTGTCAACGATAGCGAAGACTTTGAGACAGTCATCCGGGCCCTTGCGGACTGCGGGTATGTGGGATTTTGGCGAGTGCTTAATGCTCAATATTTCGGAGTCCCCCAGCAACGTCGTCGCATATTCCTGGTCGCCGGTTATCGACAAATGCCCCCCATGGAGCTGCTGGCTGACGCCACGCCAGTGGACGCAATATCTCCAGCGTCTGGCTCGATCCAGTGGCCACGCCCCGCGGATGCATGGGCTGCCAATACTCTGCTGGCAGACAACGCCCCAGGGCGAATCACTCTGGGCTGCACCACTTTCGTCGCTGAGCCGAACCGATGGGATCAGATGGTTGAGCGGCAGCGAGCGTCTGAAAATGATGGGCTTTGCCTCGGACTGGATGAGGCCAACCTTGCAGAAGCTTTCGCTAGCGGAAACGCCGTTGTGCCGCAAATTGCGGAGTGGATTGCATGTCGATTAATCAATACGCGCGCTAAGGGTGAAGCATTAGTCTAGAGAGAATGCGTTCAGACTCCTGTAGGTATTGGCAGGAAACCTGTTGCTAATTAACGACCCCAAACCAAGTGCGGCATGCATGTACTGATCAATCCAGTGCAATGCCTCGGCCACAGCCGCTGCACACTCTGCTAGAGATTTGTTAGGGAATTTTTTTATTGAAAGCGTCCCTTCGTGAACGAGATCATTCCGCATATTCCTAAAATCTGCGCTTAGCTGCGGCAACGTGAAACGAGTCGCAGCGAACTGAATTCTTTGGTTGAAGTTCATGAGGGATTGCCCAGCAACTTTCCCCTCTCGCTCTGCAGTTGCTGCGATTATCTCAAGTAGAGTCCCTGTGCTTAGGCAGAGGTCTTCCATCGACCAACATGCGACCGCATTGAGCCAGTGATGAACTAGAAGCCGATCCTTCTCTGCAAATCCCGACACTGAGTGATTACGCACGAAGGCTTCAACACGTTCAGCGAACTGTTGCTGAGTGTTTACTACACTGTCAATTTCACATACGGCCCGTAGCCTTGGAAAATGCGGACCGACTTGCAAAAAGCTGCATTCAGAAAACGGATGCGACCTACTCACCGCTACACTAGCACCAGTCAGGTAGCTCGAGGCTAAACAGATAGGTAGCAATTCATCAAACACTGCATCAAGAGAAGCTGCACGGCCGGACGGACCAACAACAACGTCGGTCATAATGCTGTATGTCTCTCCAACCCTACCGTCTGCGAGCGCTTGCTTAACCTCGAGGTAGCGATGCTCTCGTTCTAATTCCCACGTCCCCAGCCGAGTATTAATTTCAAGCTTCTCAGGCTCTCCTGGAATGATGAGATTACACAAATAAAAACCGAGATGCTCCGACATGAAAATTCCTTGTAGTCTTCCGTATGAGGGAAATGAGGGTGGGAGTAATTTCGTTGTTTGTTAGGCAGCAAGATATACCATGTCGCTCACCTAAACCTGTCATTAGCAATACGCCAAAGCTATTTTTTCAGTAGCTTCTGACCAAGCTTGTAGGCTCCCCAGCCCACGCCACCTAGCACGACGGCACCGCCGACAGCGCAAGCCACAATAGGGAGTATCGCGGTACCTGCAGCCGCCCCAGCTATTGTGGCGACACCTCCGGCCATTCCTGTGCCGCCTGCGGCAATAGCCCCCCCACCTGCTGCTGCAATGGCGGCCGTAGTCGTCGCTGCCGATGCGCCCGCCGCGATGGCCGTAGCCGCAGCAGCTTCGGCAGCTGCGACCCCAATAACGCCTACGCCATAAGCGGCACCTAATCCTGCGCCAGTCGCGGCGGCTACACCTACAGCAGCGACTTCACCTGCTTGCTCGACGTCCATATGCTTTCCCTGCCATTTTTAATTATGAATGCTTAGCAAGCATAATGGAGGCTATTTGCCATCTTTCAATAGGTTAGATTAAAATTTGTCTGACCTTGCCTATCCGGTCCGCTCTTGCCCTCTGCTGATATCCCACAACCTTCGTACTTTCATCCGCTTTTTTCCCCAGTCTTGCGTTAATTAGGCCGCGCCTCACTGAGGCCTCGAATGTTGTACGCCCACCCGTTACACCCACATCTAGTCGCCTCAACCATCTTTCGCCCGGCAATCTGTGCAGCATCACCCCAACACTGCACAGGCTCACCCCATGGCCGATTACCTTCACGGCGTGCGGGTCCTCGAAATCAACGAGGGCACGCGACCGATTCGCACCGTTTCAACCGCTGTCGTCGGCATGGTTTGTACCGCCGATGACGCTGACCCCAAAGCCTTTCCCCTGGACACCCCCGTCCTGCTGACCAATGTGCAAGCCGCCATTGCGAAAGCTGGTACCAAGGGCACGCTGGCTGCCAGCCTTCAAGCAATTGCCGACCAGACCAAGCCCATGACCATTGTCGTGCGCGTCCAGGAAGGCGAAGACGAGGCCGAAACCACCAGCGCGCTGATTGGCGGCACCTCTCCCACTGGTCAGTACACCGGTATGAAAGCGCTACTGGCTGCCAAGTCGCGCCTTGGGTTGGTGCCGCGCATCCTCGGTGTGCCAGGGCTGGACAGCCAGCCGGTTGCGGCCGCATTGGTGGCGGTTGCTCAACAGCTACGTGCCTTTGCGTACGTCAGCGCCTGGGGCTGCAAGACCAAAGAAGAAGCCGTTGCCTATCGCAAGAACTTCGGCGCTCGGGAAGCCATGTTGGTCTGGCCGGAGTTTCAGAACTGGAGCACGGTCAGCAATTCCACAGTGGACGCCTCTGCCGTTGCCCGAGCGCTGGGCCTACGCGCCAAGATCGATCAGGAAACCGGCTGGCACAAAACCCTTTCCAACGTCGCGGTAAATGGCGTTACCGGCATTAGTGCCGATGTGTTCTGGGATCTGCAGAACCCTGCCACCGATGCCAACTACCTCAACGGCAACGAAGTCACGACGCTGATCAACGAGGGCGGCTTTCGCTTTTGGGGCAGCCGCACCTGTTCCGATGATCCGTTGTTTGCCTTTGAGAACTACACCCGCACCGCTCAGGTGCTCGCTGACACCATGGCCGAGGCGCACATGTGGGCCATGGACAAGCCCATGCATCCCTCACTGGTGCGGGACATTATCGAAGGCATCAACGCCAAGTTCCGCGAGCTGAAAGCCCAGGGCTACATCATCGACGGCCAGTGCTGGTATCCGGACGACATCAACGACAAAGACACACTGAAGGCTGGCAAGCTCTACCTGGACTACGACTACACCCCCGTCCCGCCGCTCGAAGACCTGACCTTGCGCCAGCGCATCACCGACCGCTACCTGGTGGACTTCGCCAGCCGAATCAACAGCTAACCGGAGCGCCCGACCATGGCTCTGCCACGCAAACTGAAAAACATGAATCTGTTCAACGACGGCAACGCTTACCTGGGCGTTGCCAAGACCGTCACCCTGCCCTCCCTCGGCCGCAAGATGGAAAGCTATCGCGGCGGTGGCATGAACGGCCCGGTGAAGGCTGATCTGGGTTTCTCGGACGACGGTATCCAGCTGGAATGGAAAACCGGCGGCCTGGATCTGATTTCCCTACGCCAGTTCGGCGCGACCAAAGCTGCGGGTGTGCCCCTGCGCTTCACCGGCTTTTTCCAGCAGGACGACACCGGCGAAGACAGCCAGGTCGAGATTGTGGTTCGCGGCCGGCACGAGACCATCGAAATGGGCGACGCCCAGCCTGGCGAAGATACCGAGCACGGCATGACCACGACTTGCAGCTACTACAAGCTGACCGTGGACGGTGAGGAAATCATCGAAATCGATTTGCTCAACTTCATCGAAAAGGTCAACGGCGTGGACATGCTGGAAAAACAGCGCAGCGCCCTCGGCATCTGATAACCCTGAATCTGGAACAGCACCATGACCATCGAAGACACCGCAGCCGTTCAAAGCCCCGACGACAACACCATCACCCTCGATACCCCTGTAAAGCGCGGCAAAACTGAAATCTCCGAGATCACCCTGCGCAAGCCCAGCTCCGGAGAATTGCGCGGCATTCAACTGGCCGAGCTGATCCAGCTCGACGTGGCCAGCCTGATCAAAGTCATTCCCCGCCTCAGTAACCCCGGACTGACCGCCCCCGAAGTTGCCAACCTGGACCCGGCTGACCTGCTGGCCATCGGCGGCAAGGTCGTTGGTTTTTTGTTGCAGAAGTCGGCGAAGACGGACGCGTCCCTTGTTGCGTAGAAGACGCCATGGCCGATCTGGCTGTGGTTTTCCATTGGGCACCGGCTGACATGGACAAGCTGGGCCTGCAAGAACTGATGGACTGGCGCGAGCGGGCGCGGGTCAGGAGCGCCGGCGGAAATGGCTAACACTCTTCAACTGCGCGTGCTGCTCAATACGATCGATAAGGCAACCGCGCCGCTGCGTGGCGTACAATGTCAATCCTCACAGACCGCGCAGGCACTCAAAGCAACCCGCGAGCGCCTGAAGCACCTCAACGATACCCAGAAACAAATCAGTGGCTTCAGCGAACTGAAACGAGGCCTGAGCGCCACAGGTGCGGCACTGGATGCTGCCCGAATGCGCACCCAGCAACTGGGCCAGACCATCGCCCAAACCCAGAACCCGACACGGGCAATGGCGCGGGAATTCGAACAAGCCAAGCGCAACCTGCAGCAGCTCGCCGCGCAGGAAACCAGCCAGACGCAAAAGCTTCAGCAGATGCGCCAGACACTGCAAGCGGCCGGTGTGAGCACCCGTGAACTGGGGCAACACGAACGACGTTTGAGGCAGGACATCTCCAGCACGAACACCCAACTGGACACCCAACGCAAGCGCCTGGAAACCTTGGCCCGCCAACAGCAACAGGCTACCCGTGCGACTCAGGATTATCAGCGGGCGCAGCAGATGGCCGGCAGCATGGCGGGCAAAGGCGCAGCGGGTATGGCAGCTGGCGGAGCGGCGCTGTACGGCGGGGCGAAGATGTTGATGCCCGGCCTTGAGTTTGATGCCAGCATGAGCAATGTGCAGGCCGTGACGCGGCTGGATAAAGACTCTGAGGACCTGAAAGGCCTGCGTAACCAGGCACGTGAGCTGGGCAGCTCGACACAGTACACCGCAGGCCAAGCAGCAGATGCACAAGGCTATCTCGGCATGGCCGGGTTTGATCCCAAGGCGATCAAAGCCGCAATGCCTGGCATGCTGGATCTCGCTTCCGCAGGTGGTAGCGAGCTTGCAGAAACCGCCGACATTGCCTCAAACATCATGTCAGGCCTCGGCCTCGGCGCAGCCGAAATGGACAAGCTGGGTGACGTGTTGGTGGGTACATTCACCCGCTCCAATACAAACCTGCGCATGCTTGGCGAAACCATGAAATACGCCGCGCCCATGGCTAAAACTTATGGCGTGGATCTGGAAACCGCCGCTGCCATGGCGGGCAAGCTCGGCGATGCCGGTCTACAAGGCAGCATGGGCGGTACCGCGCTCAGCTCAATCATGAACCGACTTGCTGCGCCGCCAAAAGCCGCAGAAAAGGCCCTCGAAAAGCTCAACATCAAAACCGCAGACGCCAACGGCAATCTGCGCGCCATGCCCGATATCCTCAAAGAGATTTACGACAAGACCAAAGGCATGGGCACCGCCGTGCGTGGCGGCTTGCTCAAGGACATTGCCGGTGAAGAAGCGGTAAAGGGCATGGCGCAGTTGGTCGAGCAAGCAGGCAATGGCGAGCTGCAGAAGATGATTGCCACCCTGCGTGGGTCCCAGGGTGAGTCCGCTAAAACCGCCAAAGTCAAAATGGACAACCTCAAAGGTGACCTGAAGACCTTGACCAGTACCTGGGAAGACCTGGGCATTGAGCTTCAAGATCAACAGAACGGCACGATGCGTGGGATGGTCCAGTCCTTCACTGACATCATCCGCAGCGTGAAGGCCTGGGCCACAGAAAACCCGGTGCTCGTTGCAGGGCTAGTCAAAGGTGCCGCCATCGTTGCCGCCTTGGCTGCCGGGGTCGGCGCGTTGGCCCTGACACTGGCCGGGATCTTCGGCCCGTTTTTGGTGCTGCGCCTGATGCTGGCTCAGGTTGGCATCCGCCTGCCAAGCCTGATCAGCCTGTTCTGGAATCTTGGTAAAAACGCGCTGCCCTTCGTGACCAAAGCCATCGTGTTGCTGGGCCGCGCGTTGCTCATGAACCCCATCGGTTTGGCAATCACTGCGATCGGCACAGCCGCGTTCGTGATCTATCAGTATTGGGACAAGATCGTCCCTTACTTCCAGGGGATCTGGGCGGAAATCACCGCAGGGTTCAACGGCGGGATCGGCGGCATCCTGGCGACGTTGGCCAACTTCTCTCCGCTGGGCCTGTTCTACAGCGCCTTCGCCGGAGTGCTGAGCTATTTCGGGATTGAGCTGCCGGGCAAATTCACGGATTTCGGCGGCATGCTGATTGATGGGCTGCTGTCCGGGATTACCGAAAAATACAACCTGGTCAAAGACAAGATCGGCGAAATCGCTGACGGCCTCACTGGCTGGTTCAAGGAAAAGCTCAGCATCCACAGCCCTTCCCGCGTGTTCGCCGAATTGGGCGGTTTCACCATGGCCGGGTTGACCCAAGGTCTTGAGGACGGCGAAAACGGCCCGCTCAGCGCCGTCGCTAGCCTGGGCAAACAACTCACCGCTGCTGGAGCGCTGACGCTCGGCGCAGCTGTTACCCCAGCGTTGGCGATCGATGACAGCCCACCGGTTGCCAGCGCCGGCACATCTTCGTATTCCAGCAGCGACACCTATGAAATCAACATCCACGCGGCCCAAGGCATGGACCCGCAAACCATCGCCCGCGCTGTGCGTGCGGAGTTGGCACGCATCGACAGCGAAAAATCAGCCCGCCGTCGCAGCAGCCTTCAGGATTTGGAGTAAACCCACATGATGCTTGCCCTGGGCATGTTCGTTTTCAGCCTGCACACCGCCGCGTACCAGGAGATGCAACGCCAAACCGATTGGCGTCACCCCAGCAGCAACCGAGTAGGCGCACAACCGGCACGGCAGTTCCTGGGCCGTGGCGAAGACGCCATCACCTTACCGGGCGTGATCCTGCCGGAACTGGCTGGGAGTGCCCTGAGCCTCGACGCCTTACGCCTGATGGCAGACACCGGCAAAGCCTGGCCCATGGTCGAAGGCAGCGGCCGGATTTACGGGCTGTGGGTAATCGAGAGCATCAGCGAAACCAGGACGCTGTTCTTTCGTGACGGCACGCCCCGCCGTATTGAATTCACCCTGAGCCTGAAACGCATCGATGACGGCTTGGTAGACATGCTTGGCGCGGCAACCAGTACCGGCCTGAACATCGCCAGGAAGCTGCTGTGATAGGCGAAGCGCTGGATAAGGTCACTGGTTTTATCAGGGACAGCGCCGACCAGATCCGCAAGGGAACCAGCCACCCTGCACCCGCGTTCCGCATTACCGTGGACGGCAACGACATTGCCAAGCTCATCAGCCCGCGACTGATCAGCCTCGACCTGACCGACAACCGAGGCATGGAAGCCGACCAGTTGAGCATCAGCCTCAGCGACCATGACGGCCTTCTCGCCATCCCGCCCCGTGGCGCAGTGATTCGGTTGTGGTTGGGCTGGAGTGATACTGGGCTGGTCGACAAAGGTACCTACACCGTCGACGAAACTGAGCACAGTGGCGCGCCGGACGTGCTGAGCATTCGCGCCCGATCGGCAGACCTGCGCAAAGGCCTGAAGACAAAACGCGAACGCAGCTGGAGCAACAGCACCGTGGGCGACGTGCTGGGGGATATCGCCATCGCAAACGACCTGACGGCCACCATTGCTGGCAAGCTGGACGGCTTGGCCGTACTGCAGCTGGACCAGGCCAACGAGTCCGACGCCAACCTGCTGACCCGCCTGGGCGAAGAGTACGACGCGGTGGCCACCGTCAAAGCGGGCAACCTGATCTTCATGCCCAGCAACGGCGGCAAGACCGTCAGCGGCCTCGACCTGCCCCACATCACCCTCACCCGTGCCGACGGAGACCAACACAGCTTCCTGCAGGCCGACCGCGATAGCTACGACGGCGTGCGCGCCTACTTCTACGACGTGAACAGCGCCCAGAAACAGGAGGCAATCGCCGGTGGCGGCGACAACCTCAAAGACTTGCGACACACCTACAGCGACCAACCCAGCGCCCTACGCGCCACCCGCAGCGAATGGAGCCGCCTGCAACGTGGCAGCGCCACGCTCACCTACACCCTAGCCAAAGGCCGCCCCGACCTCATCCCCGAACTGACCTACACCCTGCAAGGCATCAAACCCGATATCGACGCCATCATCTGGTACGGCGGCAACGTGCAACACAGCCTCAGCGCCGATAGTGGCTACACCATGAGCCTGAGCCTGGAAAGCAAACTGCCAGAGGATGCGGTAGCCGAGCTGGCAGATGACAGCGGTGGCGATTGCACGGGGGTGATTGCGTATTACCGGGATGAGAAGACCGGAAAGGAGAAGAGCGTGACGGCTGGGGACCAGAGCAAGCCCAGGCGGTTGGCGCATTTGTATAGTGGGCTGGGGAGTGCCAAGCGGGCGGTGGATAGGGAGTGGCAAAGAAACTAAGATACCCGTCCAAAAAATTTCAGCAGATAGCTGCTGTTCCGTCTGAAGAGATATGTCGTGCCGACTCCAATAATACCTGTACTCGTCGTTTTTTTTGTGACCTTGATAATATATTGTGTGCTGCGGCATGCTTTCAAACGCAAACCACTGTTTAGCTTACGCCCGACACCGACCTTTAATTACAGACCTGTTGACTGGTCCTACTCGGAATATCTTGCCGCGATAAATGCATTCAATATTTTGTTGCTGGTGTACATTGGATGCTTTATAGAATTAGGCTTCGACATGCCTAGGTCGTATCGCTGGTTGATACTGGCGTGGACATGCCTATGCACTGTCGCATTGATAGCCATGTACTACAAAATCATGACCAAGTACTCGAGGTTTTCCGGCATTCTTAATGTGTTTGCAGCATTGACGACTGCTGCTTTCGCCATCCTCACTGCACCTGTGGTAGACAGCTCTATTGCCAATCTTACGGGTATGAATGCAGATAAATTTCCAACCGCACAGAAAATCTTAGGTCTGGTTACGGTTATTTGGTGCTGGTCAGTGATGGGAATGTTCGTAACAATGTTCGTATTTCTATCCATAGGCTTTCATACCGTATTTAAAAAAGCTACGACCACGCGAGCATCGACGCTATCAATGATCGCACTCGTGGGGATTTCATACACCCTCGTCATTTTCCTAAACGCTTTCAGCGAGCTGTCACATGATCTGGCTAACAAGCGCGTAAAGGTATTATTGGTTTATTCATCTTTTCATGTTTCACCTGAGAGGTGTGGAATTGCCGGACAACCTGAAAACTCAAGCGTTGCTCTTTTGGATGACGACAAAGCCATCCTCGCTGTCGCAGATGAAAAAGAGGTTTTTACTTTTAAACCCGTCTCTTGCCCATTGCCGCTGCTAAAGAAGACGAGCAGCAGCGATCAGCCGAGTAAGGATGGGAAATAGCGGAACCGAGCAGTCTTGCCATTTTGTAGGTTCCGCCACTCCTATGGTAATAGCCTAAGGACGACGTGCTTCACTCTCAGAATCTGAACTTGCTTCTGATTAGTGAGCAAGCGGTGAAGACAATGTAGTTAGGATGTAGAACCAGCTCACGGGATTGGGCCAACCCCGGCCGACTTGGTCACCCTGTTTCAGGAAACACTCTAAGCATTTGAGTTGATATTATTTCTTTCCCGAAGCGGGGAGTCTTGAAAGGGTTTCTCGGCCTATGTGCAGACGGTTACTTGATGGTTTTGCGTGCGCACTCAGCTCGCAGCAGATACGATATAGGGATTCAGTCACGCTTCATGCCCTTGTCACCAGCCTGCAAATCTTCAATCTGTGGCTCCATTTTTGCCATGACTTCATCGTGGGCGACGTCAGCCGGCCCAGCTCGTCTATCAAGCTGAGGCCTGGGTTTCAGCTGCAAGCCATTGGTATACACATATGCTTCATGTGCCTTGCAGATCGTATGGGCCTGGCAGGGAAATCTTAATAATCCAACAAAAGATCGAAATCAAATGGCCTCAACATCAGAGCCGATGTAACATCGCCACTTCGAATGCGGATGAAATATTCATGACAAAGCAGCGCCAGAAGCTAGGAACCGAGAGTTTGACCAAATGGTTGATAGTCATCTTCGCGCTAGCTTGCCTTGCAGCCATTATTGTTTATGGTGCTTACTTCGTCAGATTTTCGCCAGGTTCTAGCTTCAGCACGGTAAACGGCGACTGGGGTACCTTCGGAGATTTTATTGGAGGTACGCTGAACCCAATATTCAGCTTTTTGGGGCTAATAGCCCTTTTATTAACTATAATAATTCAAAATAATGGACTTGAGCTCGCCCGGAAGGAGCTTGAACTGACGAGACTGGAACTTGAAGCCACTCGCGGTGAATTAAAACGAAGTGCTATGGCACAAGAGGCAACCCAAAAAGTAATGGATGAGCAGTCAAAAACCCAGCTAAAACAGCAGTTTGAGGGAACTTTTTTTGCATTACTAAACCAGCACAACGACCGGCTTACACAATTAAAAAAAGACGATGTGCTACGCGAAACTCTCTATCATTTAGCCAATTGCTGGAGGGGGCCTACTGACCTTTCATCATTCCGTACAGGAGACTTCGAAACATGCATAGAGTATCTCCGAATGATACAACAACTACTAGATTTTCTTGCGAACAACACCAAAGCTAAACTTGCGCTAACTTCGGAGGCCATTAGTGAAAAACTATCAATTCTTCAAGATGATCACATGTACGCTAGCATCATCAAAGCTCACCTGGGAGGAGAAATAATCTGCCTAATTGGCTATTACGCTGCATTTCGCAAAGCACATAATAGCAACGACCGATTTGCCTGGCTTACACACAATTATTCTCTAATTAACAATATCCCTGCACGCATATACTCGGGCAACAACATAGTCAAGCACATCAAGGAGCTTTATGGCCTTCCAGAATAATTTCGTCAGCAAACCTAAAATCTTAGGTGACAATCTCACTATCAATCCATGACCTTCATAAGAATTCTTCGCGGGATAAAACCATACGTTATCAACTCCTATTTTCGCCCTTGTTAATATAGAGTTCGTACCACCGGGTCGCACGAAATATTGCAAATACCGCACTAAATGTCTGAACCATCGAATACATATAGACAAAGTATCCTACAAACCAAACAACTCTATTAAGAACATAAACAACATCATAATAATATTCGGGAAGCCCTCCCACTTGAAAAAAAGCAGACTTCACAGTTAGTGCAATAATCACCGCAAAACACTGAGTTAATATAAAATGCACAAACGCTGACACCAACTGCATGAAAGGCGAAGTTTTTCCTTCGACCTCACCAGCCAGGAATCTACAAAAACCTGAATCCATGCCCAAGAAAACGGCGAGACCCGCAAGCGTAAAACCTAGGATAGTTGGGACGGTAGCAAGTACCAGATCCCACCAACCCGAGTGATACCAAGCGCCAAAATTGACAACGGTCAAAATGAGCGCAATGTAGAAGTATGTCGAGCTAAACAGAGCAGCAGTCCCCCCATAGGCGGACCAGTACTTACTCCATATAGAACGAACGCCTTTAAAATCAGCCCTAATTTTGCCGAAGCCAGTCATAACTACCCTGTAATCTCTCGATGTATTTCGACAACCTTATCATACAGAGCGTCGAACTCTGAGCTAATATTGGGATTGTATTTTGCAGTAATATGCAAAGGCATGTCTTTTGTAGACATGTAAGTCTTCAATCCGTCAGCACTCTTGCCCTCGGCGTATACAAAGCCATTATCATTTGCGACCTCAGCTAAAACCCTGAGCTCTCCATCTGGACGTAAACCCTCAGTATTGGCTGCCAAAAATTCAATTTTTTCAGTCTTTGCATTTATACGATTCAGCCTCTCAAGTATCTCCGCCTCTGCTTCTTCCAAATCGTCAGGATTCGGCCTTGCAATCTCCATCTTAATGACAGAAATGTTCCTCATGGCGAACAATTCGTCCAGTCGATTTGGGTCTGGCTGAATCGTTACGTTTAGAGATCCAAACTCAGCAAACTCTTCCCGCCTGAATACACTCTCGAAAAAAATCTTCACCAAGCGAGGTGAGAGACTTTGCTTTGGCTTAGAACTAATGAAATAAAATCGATGCCCTTCAGGGAAAAAAATGTACTGAAATCTTTTGAAATGAGGCTTAAGGTTCTCCGGAATATTTATTTCCGCCACTTCATCCTCAGTAGCCTCATCCATATTTTCGGTATTAAACCAAGCATCAGAAGAGTCCAACTTCAAAAACTTGTAAATATCACCTCTTACACCCTCAAGCGGGTTGGAAGGGTCCAAATACCGACATGTACCTAATAGAAGTGCATTATCACCATGCACTTGTGCATCAAACTTATAACGCGCCATTTTCTGCAGCATTTCAATATAGGTAATTGGTGTATGGGGCTGCAGCACGAGATTGAGTGCACCAATATGAATTGCAGAAGACCTTACCCTAGCCATTACATTCCCTATCTACTACGTCCATCAATGACGGCACTTATGGTTAACCCTGGACAGGCCCCATCATTCAGACGGATACAGTCCTCGCACAGAAGATCATTCTTACGTCTCGTTGAGAACGTACCAAACGAGAACAGATTAAGCTGGCCGTTTAATATCAGCAAGCACCATAGAAAGGTCAGCCAACCGTTTCTCTAACCCTCTCACTCGCTTTTTCTCCTCAATCAGACTACGCACAGTGCGTTGATCTTCCTCGGGAAGCTCGCGAAGAAGTGCTATCACCTCAGCTTCCATAGGTTGCAACGAATCATCGCACTCAACGCGCGAAGGCCCGTCTACGCGGGTAGCCGGGCCCTCCCCCATCAATAGCCAGTCCAACGAGACGTCAAGACGCTCAGCAATATCTACGCATATTGCGTAAGGCGTACTTTCACGGCTTTTCCAGCTGCTCAAGGTCTGAGGACTAATGCCAAGTGCCGTGGAAAGGCCCGTATCGGTGTCTGTGTTTGTCACTGATTTCAGTCGTGAGAGGACTGCCGCTGTACTTTTATTACGCATTTTGAGTATTTCCATTTGACATACGCATTATGAGTAGTTAACGTATGCGCTGTGAGTACATGTTAACCAATTGTGTACACCCGAACCACGAGCTGTGTCGCTCGCGCGGCAATTTTTCCTACGACATTCTCAGACGAGACTGATCGCGGAAGCTCCAACAAAGAGACATCAGCGTCATGAACAAGCACCAAATCCAGGCAGGTCTGGTCGAGCAAGGCAGCAATTTTCGACAGTTCGCGCTTCAGCACGGCTACGAACCACGCACCGTCACCCAAGCCGTGCAGCGATGGGCGGAAAAAGATGAATTTCCACGCGGACGACTCACTTTTCAGATTCTTCGCGATCTCTCCACCGCGATTGGTAGGGAGGTGTTACCGGGCATTCTCGCGATTGAGTCTGAAATTTCCGAATAACTCGAAAGCAACGGCAATGAAGAGGGCCGACTATGTATCAAGATCCAAAGCGCATCCGTAAACACCGAGCCACGCTAAACCTCGATGACTACGAGCAAGACCTAATAAAGGCATTGGTGAACTACACAGGTATGGAACAGGCAAGCGTGCTACGCACGCTAGCTTTGAGTGAGGCCCGAGAACTTCTACTACCAGAACCTATGTTATCGGCAGAGACATGCTGATCCCAGTCACTGGGGAGTTACTGAAATGCCCAAACTTGAGTTCTGTTGTGACGAGAAAGAAGCAGAGCTGTTAGAGCGAGTTCGTCTCAACCAAAAATTGGCAAGCATTGATCAAGCCGCTGAGTGGCTGATCAAGGCTCGTTTGCGAAGAGCAGCAATGAAGCTTTGCGGACGTAAACAGACGCTTTACATCGTCGCTACGCAAACGTCAGCAAGCACGGCGCTGATTAAATGAGGGTCTAATGAACACTTCACTTGTACCTGTTTTCAATGGCGAGCTGGATGGCCGCTACCAGCAGATTTGCGATGCGCGGGACCTCCATACGTTTCTAGGAGTAGGTCGATTTTTCAGCACCTGGATCAAAGAGCGAATTGATCAATATGGGTTCACCGACGGAGAGGACTTTTTGCCGGTTTTGGCAAAAAGTACGGGTGGCCGCCCTTCCCAGGACTACCACCTCACCCTCGACATGGCCAAAGAACTCGCCATGGTCGAAAACAACGACCAAGGCCGTCAAGTTCGGCGCTCTTTCATCGCCATGGAGCGACAGGCCCGGGAAAGTCGCGGTGCAGCGTATCTGACTGTCAGCCAACAGCTGGCGATCCATCGTCAGGTGCCGGTGTTGCTCGCCAAGCTAAAGGCCGAGACATCACCCGCAGTGCGTCAGACCTTGCATGCTCAGTTGAGCCAGCATTGCCACTTACTGGCGCTGCCGATTCCGCCGCTGGATTCAGTTGGTCGCTCCGCGGCTCCGCACCTGGGTGAGCAAACGCCCACGGATAACCATGATCTGTTCGCAGGGGATCAGCCATGAACGTTGCTCAATTCGCAAACCATGATGATTTGCGCATGCCGCAGAAACTGGTTTTGCCACACGACGTGATGGCTCTGTTTGACGAGCTGTTGCTGGTTCATGAGCACGATCTGATCGATCTGCGTCATGAGGTTCATCGCGCTCGGGAGTTCGGCGACTACTCGACCGTCAGCACGATCCTGGATACAGCCATGGAATCACTACAAGCTGCCAGAACCTTGATGGAACCCCGTTAACGCATGAGTACGTACAAGCTGGTTTGTCCTGCCTGTTATGGCCCCCTTGTCATTCGCACATCCGAGGGTCAGACCCCGTGTTTTCGGGCGCTGTACTACCAGTGCAAAAATTTCGTTTGTGGTGCGACTTACGGTGGCAGCCAGACGATTGACTACATGCTCAGCCCTTCCGGCTTGGCGCAACCCATCAATGTGGTGCCGCAAGCGCTCTCGCGCGCCCGGAAGCAGGCTTTGCTCGATACACGGAAGAAGGACGACCAGCTTGATCTGCTGGAGCAATTTGACGATACGGAGCAAGACCAATGAAGCATCACCTGATGTCCCACGATTACCGGAGCAGCATGCAGCGCGCTGCTTATGCCTACCTGCAACGTCATGAAGCGCAGTACCTGGCCGACTCTGACTTGCTGTTCGATAACTGCGTGCATCACCTTGCGTTCGCGCTGGAGGTGCCCACCTTCTTGGCGCAGCAGTTGACGCATAACGCCTGGACGGAACTGCAGGCCGCTCACCGCCGCGAACGCGCCGCACGTGGCGTGGCTGTTGAAGCGCTGCGCACGCCTGGCGCTCGGGTTGTGCATTTGATTGATACACGCACTCAACATCGCTACTGCGTGTCGGCACGGCTGCTACCCCAAGGCCTGCTCACGTTGAGCCATTCGGCACCGCATCACGCTTCCTAGTAACACCCCCTAAATCCTACTGCCCCGCCCCATTTCCCATGGGTTTGGGTGAGCTTTGCCCGAAATTTGAGGTGGACCATGTTTAACGCAGTCTCAGTGGTGCAGCAGTGAGCCAGATGCAAGAAAAGCTGCGCCAGCAGATCCTGCAACGCCTTGAAGCGGATTACGGGATTAAAAAATGTCTCTCCGACGCCAAGTTCCGGCGCGGCGGTAAGTGCCCGGCATGCGGCAAGAAAGAGCTGTACACCCACGATCTGAACCCGTGGGTGCTGCGCTGCGGCCGTCAGAGGCGTTGCGGGCAAACCTGGCATATCAAGGAGGTGTATGAGGATCTGTTTGAGGACTGGAGCGAGCGTGCGCCGTCCTCGGACAAAGAGCCGACCGCTACGGCGCGGGCGTATCTGGAGTTTGCCCGCGGCTTTCGGCTGGACCTGATTCAGGGTTGGTTTACCCAGGAGAATTTTTGGTCTCGGGAGCTGAATGCCGGCAGCGCGACGGTGCGCTTCGCGCTGGAGAAAGGCGGCTACTGGGAACGGCTGATCGATCGGCCCAAGCGTTTCGGCAAGATGAAGGCGCGTTTCAAAACCGGCGAGTCCTACCGTGGGTTTTGGTGGTGCCCGCCCTGCGTCGACCTGCTGAACATCAGTGAGCTGTGGATCGTCGAGGGTATTTTCGACGCCATCGCTTTGGTGCATCACGGCATGGCGGCGGTATCAGCGATGTCATCCAACGCCTTTCCGGAGGAGTCCTTAAAAGAGCTTGCCCGCCAGCGTGGCGGCAAGCTGCCGAAACTGGTGTGGGCCTTGGATAACGAACCCGGCGCGCATCGCTACACCAAACGCTGGGTGAAGATGGCCCAGGAGCTGGGTTATGCGTGCGAGGCCGCGCAGGTGCCGCAGCGCGATAGCCGCAAGGTGGACTGGAACGATCTGCATCACCGCTGGCAGTTCATTGATGACGAGCAGGAGCGTACGCGGCGTATCAAGAAGGACCTGGCGCACGCTCGGCACCTTGGCGCGGTATTGATTGCCGAGCGCGCAGAGGAGAAAGGCCTGCTGCTCTACAAGTGGGACGAGTGCCGGCAGTTTCACTTCAATTTCGACAACCGGCTGTACTGGTTCAAGTTGGACTCAGAAAAGCACAGTAAGAAGGTCGAACAGCTCCAGGAGTCGGACCGCCACGAAGATCAGCTGTTGAATGAAGCGCAGCGCAGGGATAAATCCCTGGCCGAATGTGTATCGGTGACGGAGCTGGCGGAGTGCTTTCCGCAGGCGCTGTATTACCAGCGCAACGAGGTGACGGACGAGGCCTGGTATTACTTCCAGGTGGACTTTCCCCACGACGGCGGCAGCGTGAAGAACACCTTCACCGGCGGGCAGATTTCAGCGGCAAGCGAGTTCAAGAAACGCCTGATTCATATCGCCCCTGGTGCGGTGTTTACCGGGAGTGGTCACCAGCTCGATCAGATCCTTAAAAAGCAGCTGTTCAAGATAAAGACGGTGAAGACCATCGACTTTATTGGCTACAGCCGGGAGTACGAGACCTATGTGTATGGGGATCTGGCAGTACGGGGCGGCATCGTTACGCAGATAAACGCCGAGGATTTTTTCGAGTTCGGGCCGCTGCGTCTCAAGACGCTGCAGAAGTCGATCGGCATTCACATTCAGCAGGACAGCAAAGCCAACCGGACGGACTGGCTGCCCATGCTGTGGACTAGCTTTGGGGCCAAGGGTGTTGTGGCCTTGGCGTTCTGGTTCGGCTCGCTGTTCGCCGAGCAAATCCGCAAGCGCTACAAGTCCTTCCCGTTCCTGGAGGCGACTGGGGAAGCCGGTGCCGGCAAGACCACCTTGCTTACCTTTCTGTGGAAGCTGCTCGGACGCGATTACGAGGGCTTTGACCCAACCAAATCGACCCGTGCCGGCCGTCAACGGGCGATGGGGCAAGTCTCCAATATGCCGGTGGTGATGATCGAGGGCGACCGGAACGAGCCAGACAAGCTGCACGCCAAAAGCTTCGACTGGGACGAACTGAAGGATTTTTTCGGCGGCGGCACGCTGGGCACCAAAGGTATGAAAACCAGCGGTAACGAAACCTATGAGCCGCCCTTTCGCGGGACGATCGCCATGAGCCAGAACGCGGCTATCAGCGCGTCTGAGGCGATTCTGACCCGTATCGTGAAACTGCACTTCGATCGCCCGGAACAGAGCGACGAGGGCCGTGCAGCGGCTGACAACCTGAACCTGCTGCAGGTGGAGGACCTGAGTCACTTCCTGCTGCTCGCGGTGAAAGCAGAAGCGAAGGTACTGGAGCGTTTTGCCGAACGAGTATTGATCCATGAGCAGCGGTTACGCGCCCTGAAAGAAATACGCATCGAGCGAATCATCAAGAACCACAGCCAGATGATGGCCTTGGTCGATTGCCTGGATCTGGTCTGCCCTCTCAATGCGCAGCAGCGGGAATTGACTCAGCAAACCTTGACCCGAATGGCGCTTGAGCGGCAGACGGCGATTAGTGCCGATCACGCGTTAGTGGCCGATTTCTGGGAGGTCTACGAGTACCTGGAAAGCCTGGGCGAAGGCCCACAGGTCAACCACAGCAAGAAGCCTGACGTTATCGCCATCAACCTCAACGAGTTCGCAGAGCGCGCCGCCGAGCACAAACAAAAGCTGGCGGACGTGGCGACGCTGCGCGCCCTGCTCAAGGAGTCGCGCAGCCACAAATTCATAGAGAGCAACAAGGCCGTAGACAGTGCAGTGCGCTCTGCCCAGGCCGCAAAGAACCAGATGTTTGATCGTTGCATGACGGTCAAGTGCTGGCTGTTTCAAGCATGACTTTCAACCAAGGAGCAACACCATGCAAAACACACTGAGAGACGCCATCCGCTTCGATGATTTATGGACCGCTTATGGAGCACAGGGCGTTGTTGCGCTGGCCTGGTGGCTGGGCGCGCAGCATGCGCAGCGGATACGACGCGAGTACGGGAGCTTTCCGCTACTCAATGTCAGAGGCCGGCCGGGCAGTGGAAAATCCGTATTGCTGAACTATCTGAGCAAACTGCAAGGGCATGCCCATCCCATTTGCGTGCCAGAAGGTGCCCCCTGTTTCAGCCGTGCGCGGGTCATGGCCAGCCTCGGACGTGAAGTGCTGATGTACGAGGTGAGTAACGAACGACGTAGCTCATTTCACTGGCGCGAACTGTTTGACCTGTACAGCGGTGGAGCCTTCCTGGTTCGGCCACCTAAAGGGTTGCCTGTACGAATCCCGTTCCGCGGCGCGCTGGTTATCAGTGGTAACTCAGCAGACATCGACGAGCTGGCAAACCGCCTCCTTCGCGTACAGCTGATTGGGTTTTACGCATCTGAGCCCGTTTCCAAGAGCGTGGAGGCACTTACAGAACTGACCTGCTGGCAAGCGGGCTGCTTTGCCAGCCTGGCGAAACACTGTGAAAAGGAGATTTTCGAGATTTTCAGCCGAGGCATGCCTTCGTACACCTTGGAGCTACTGGAGGAATACGAAGACGAAATCAGCGAGCGCCAGGCCAGGAATTACGGCCAGTTGATGTCTTTGCTGGACTGCCTGTGCCTGATGTTGAGCCTGAGCCCAACGAAGCGCCTGCTGGTGCGGCAAGCGATTCAGGACATGTTGCTGTTTGAAACGACGCCGTACTGATCGGCTGACGAAAATATAGGGGTATCGAGGAGTTGCACCTCCCCGATACCTACCACTACCAGGAGCAACACCATGCAAGCAGTACAACCAGTAAGCGGCACCGGGGACGTTACCACAAACGGTTTCAGGATCAATGACCCGGTGGTTTACCTGATCATTAGGGCGACGCCGCGCAGCCTTTATGTAGGGATCAAGAGCGGCATTGTTCTTGAGTTTGACGGATCACGGGCGCGGATTCGCCATCGCAAGGGGCGCCCTACTTGGGTAGATGCTCGGCGGTTGCGGCCGCTGAGTGCTCGGGGTGCGATGGAACAGATTTTTATGAAGAACATGATTTGAGGCAAGGAGTTGTGCAGATGCAGGCAAGGGACGAGGTGATGGGGGATTTACGGCTGTCGAGCGAAACGCTGGCTGACGAAGAGCTGGCCGTGATCACCGGCTACCGGGTGCCGTCGAGGCAGATCGACTGGCTGAATATGAACGGCTGGAAGTATGTGCTTACCGGTGCACGCCGGCCGATTGTTGGGCGGCTGTATGCGCGATTGAAACTGGCCGGGGTTAATCCGTCAGCAACCAATGCGGTGGCTGAGACATGGACGCTTGATTTGTCGCGGGTGGGTTGAGGGATGCGGCCAAGAAAGACTGTTAACCGTGACCTGCCACCGAGGATGTTGCGGCGGGTTCGTAAATTGAAAAGCGGCAAGATCTGGATTGGGTATTACTACGATGGCCGGGATTTATCGACAGGCAAGCGCCTCGAAATCCCTCTGGGTGTTGACCTGGACGTTGCCAAGTTGGAATGGGCCAAGCTGGATCGCAAGCCGGTACCGAAGATCGTCAGGCTCATGAACCACTTATTTGATCGTTACGAACGGGATGTGATTCCGAACAAAAAACAGAGTACGCAGCGCGAGAACCTTTTGGCTCTTAAACAGCTGCGCAACGCTTTTGGTGACGCACCCGTAGAGGCAATCACGCCCCAGGCGATTGCTCAGTACCGAGACGCCCGGACGGCCAAGGTCCGAGCCAACCGGGAAATTGCGTTGCTGTCTCATATTTACAACATGGCTCGGGAGTGGGGAGTGACCGCCATGGTCAACCCCGCCACCGGAGTCCGTAAAAACAAGGAAGTGCCTCGGGACTTCTATGCCACGCCGGAGATTTGGGATGCGGTCTATTCCAAAGCAGTGCCAGAGCTGCGTGATGCCATGGATCTTGCGTATCTGACCGGTCAGCGACCATCGGATGTGTTGAGGATGCGTGTTGCCGACGTGACAGACGGCTTCCTGTTGGTCGCCCAGGGCAAAACCTCTAAAAAACTGAAAATCAGGTTAATGGCAGGAGAGGCGTTGAACGGGTTGGGCCAGCTCGTTGCACGCCTGCTGGAGGCACACCGGGCAAGGGGCGTCATCAGTCCTTATCTGATCGTCACCGAGAGCGGCCGGCATCTCACCAAGGTGATGCTGCGTCACCGTTTCGATGATGCGAGAGAAGCTGCAGTGTCAAAAGCACAGGCTAATCGGGATCCAGCACTGGCAGAGAGCATCAGGAGCTTTCAGTTCAGGGACATCCGGCCCAAGGCAGCAAGCGAAATCGATGATTTGGCGGACGCCAGTCGGCTGCTCGGGCATAGCGACAGGCGGATTACAGAGACCGTTTACCGCCGCGTGGGGGAGATTGTGAAACCGACCAGATAGGCCTGTTTATAGCCAAGTTGCGGAAACGATCTAAAAAGATGCGGAAATGATCGCGTTTCGCTCTTGAGATTCACCAAACCCCAAAAACGACAAAGCCCTGAAAAATCAGGGCTTTGTCGTATCTAAGATGGCGGAAGCATAGAGATTCGAACTCTAGGACCTGTTACAGTCGGCAGTTTTCAAGACTGCTGCCTTAAACCACTCGGCCATACTTCCGTTTGCATTGCGGGCGCCATAATACCGGAATGAAACACGCTGTCAAACTCTCTGGGTGGCTGATTGCAGAGCGTCTGTTATGATCTTTGCAACTCAACATTTCAACCACTAGGAGTTTCGCCATGCGCGAACAGGATTACGCAGTTAATAACGGCGTGCAGGCCGATCAGCTAGAGGTTAGCCGCGTCCTGCGCAACACATACGGTCTTCTGGCCCTGACCCTGGCGTTCAGCGGCGTGATGGCCTACGTCTCTCAGCAAATGCGCGTCGGCTACCCGAACATTTTCGTCGTGCTGATCGGTTTCTACGGTCTGTTTTTCCTCACCAACAAACTGCGCGATTCGGCGTGGGGTCTGGTGTCGGCTTTTGCATTGACCGGTTTCATGGGCTTTTTGCTCGGCCCGATCCTTAATCGCTACCTGGGCATGCAAGGCGGCGCTGAAGTTGTCAGCTCGGCCTTCGCGATGACTGCGCTGGTGTTCGGTGGTCTGTCGGCTTACGTGCTGATCACCCGCAAGGACATGAGTTTCCTCGGTGGCTTCATCACCGCTGGCTTCTTCGTCCTGCTGGCGGCGGTTCTGGCGAGCATGTTCTTCCAGATCAGCGGTCTGCAATTGGCCATCAGCGCTGGCTTCGTACTGTTCTCGTCGGTCTGCATTCTGTTCCAGACCAGCGCGATCATTCACGGCGGTGAGCGCAACTACATCATGGCCACCATCAGCCTGTATGTATCGATCTATAACCTGTTCATCAGCCTGTTGCAGATCTTCGGCATCATGAGCCGCGACGACTGATCATCAGCTACGTTTCAACAAAAAGCCCGCTTAGCGGGCTTTTTGCTGTCTATAGCTATTGAATTCTTT